ATACGCTTCCTCTCGGTGCTAGCAATGACAATTATACAAAAACTAGACGCAAAACTAAGCGAAAATCTAAACGCAAAAATGCTTGAACAACAAGCAAAACTAAACTAAACTAACATTAGCCGCGCAAAGAAAACTAAGTTGAAAACTAAGGAGAAAACTTTATGCCTATTGATTTTGATGCAATTCGACGCAAACTGAATAAACTTTCTGGAAATACAACTTCTCGAAAAGATTCGATGTGGAAACCAGCTGATGATAGCGAGACAAATGTGCGTCTTCTATCATTTCCGAATAATGAGGGACAGCCCTTCAAGGAGCGTTGGTTCTACTACGGCATTGGTAATAGTCCAGGCCTTTTAGCTCCTCACCAGTTTGGCAAGCCTGATCCGGTTCAAGAGCTCATTAATAAGCTCCGCGAGGATGGCACAAAAGAGTCGCTAGAGCTTGCAAAGAAGCTGTATCCTAAGATGCGCTGCTACGCGCCAGTTATCGTTCGAGGCGAAGAGGACAAGGGCGTAAGGCTTTGGGCCTTTAGCAAGACTGTCTACCAGTCTCTCCTCAATATCATGCTTGATGAAGACTATGGTGATATTACAGATGCACTAGAGGGCCGCGACATTCGTGTTGCAATCTCTAAGGTGCCAGGCAAGTCGTACAGCGACACAAAGGTGACACCTCGAGCAAAAACCTCAAAGCTCTCGGAGGATTCTAAGAAGTTCCAGGAGTGGACATCTAATATTCCTGATCTAGATGAGCTTTACAGCTGCAAGTCATATGAGGAGCTCGAGAAGATTGTAAATGATTGGCTCAATGGCGACCAGACAGGAGATGAGACAGGAACTCCTAGAGGTGCCAGCCCTGTGGAAAGTGATACTTCAGATCCGGATACAGATGATACACCAGCTCAGGCAGCTCCTTCGCCCAAGAAAGCAGCTCCATCGTCTGGCAAGTATAAGAATCTAGATGACGCATTCGCCGATCTAGAAGACCTCTGATTATTAACTGACAGCAGGGGAGCCACATGAGCTCCCTTTTTTTATGATTAGGAGTGCATTAAATGGCAAGAAAGTCTAGTGCTGTCGAAAAGGCAGACAAACAAGATAAGTCAAATGAGCAAGATTTTTCAATCGATCTAATTCGTGCGATTAATAAAGAGCAGGGAACACGTGTAGCATATAATCTAGCATGCGATGAGTCTCCCACGCACATTAAGCGCTGGATTAGCACAGGCTGTAAGCAGCTTGACTATATCGTGTCGAACAGGCGTAATGGAGGGCTGCCAGAGGGTCGTATCATTGAGATCTTTGGCCCACCGTCGATTGGTAAGTCCCATATTGCTTTGCAGATTGCAAGATCAACCCAGCAGATGGGCGGAATTGTTGTATACATCGACACAGAGAATGCGACGTCTGTAGAAAACCTAGGTTTGCTGGGTGTTGATATTACAAAGCGATTTGTGTATGTTGACACTCACTGTACTGAAGAAGTGTTGTCAATTGCGGAGGCGACAATCGTCAAGGCAAAGGCAATGAATAAGGACGTACCAATTACAATTATCTGGGATTCGGTTGCTGCAACAAGTCCTAAGGCAGAGCTAGATGGTGATTATGATGCGAATAGCATCGGATTGCAAGCACGCGCAATTTCAAAGGGAATGAGAAAAATCACAGGCATTATTGCCAATCAAAATGTTCTGTTTGTCTGTCTCAATCAGACTCGAACAAAGATAGGCGTAATGTATGGCGATCCGATGACAACCAGCGGTGGCACAGCAATTCCATATCACGCTTCTGTCAGAATTAAACTTGGCGCAGGTTCTCCTATCCTCAATAAGGCGAAGGAGACAATTGGAATTAATGTCAGTGCTAAGACGATCAAGAACAAAGTCTCAGCGCCATTCAGGACATGCAATTTTGAAATTCACTTTGGCAAGGGAATCATCGAAGACGAGCAGGTCTTTGATATTCTACGACAGCACGGAGCAGAGACGTTAGCGACGGGCGAGACTGTTGAAGTAGGCGGAGATGCTGCTTGGAAGCAGGTTCTGGTTACAAACTCCAAGAACGGTGAAGTGATTCTTGACAAGAAGTTTCATAAAGCAGAGTTTGGAAGTGTTTGGCGAGATCCTGTTTACTCAAGGTACATTGATGACCTTCTTGACAAGTGCATGGTAAAGCAGATAACTGACGCATCCTCTACGGATTTTGATGAGAACTCATATGAGGAAGTTCGTGCAGTGGCGATGGAGATCCAGGATGATTTAGGCCCCGAGGACTACTAACATGCGCGACGTTATTATGTTAGTCGACGCCATGAATCTCTTCATAAGACATTTTGTGGTGAATCCGACAGCAAGCAATAACGGAGCGCATGTTGGTGGTTTTGTGGGATTTCTTGGCGCAATTAGGACACTTAGCGAACGACTGAATCCTAAAAAGATTGTGGTTGTTTGGGAGAGCGGTGGATCCCCGCGCCGCCGAAGAATTTTTCCTGATTATAAAAAGGGTAGAAGACCACAGCGTCTCAATAGAAATAACGAAGATATTCCCAATACAGTTTCAAATCATGACCAGCAGATAATGCTGATTATTGAAGCGTTGAGACATGTACCTGTTTCTCAAATTTATATTGCTGATTGTGAAGCTGATGATGTAATCGGCTATCTTGTCAAATATAAATTTAGAGATGAAAAGTGCGTGATTGTGTCTTCAGACAAAGATCTCTACCAGCTTTTAAACGCTAATGTGTCACAATGGTCGCTGGGCCAAAAAATGCTAATAACTCCAGAAGTAGTCCTAGAAAAGTTTGGAGTCTCTAGCAATAACTTTTGCGTTGCTCGATGCTTTGTGGGAGACAATTCTGATGGAATTCCAGGCGTTGAGCGAGCAGGCTTTAAAACTTTGTCTAAATATTTTACAAGTTTACGTGAACATGTCGACTTGTCGGTAGAAGATATTGTTGAGGAGGCATCTAAGCGGGTTACAAATAAATCACCTGCGCTTTTCAATAACATTGTTAGCGAGATGTCAACTGCCAAAAGAAACTGGAGCCTGATGTATCTAGACACTAGGAATCTTTCGGGAGATCAAATACAAAAAATCAATGATACATTAGAGACTTCGACACCAAATAAAAACAAAATGGCATTAATACGTCTCCTCCTTCGTGAGGGCATTCAGACGTTTGATGTCGACACCTTCTTTATGTCACTAAAAACACTAGGATAAAATGGAAACCGCAGAAACACTTCAAATTCGACGCAATGGAGATGTAAATTTTTCGAAATATGGAAAGCAGTTCCAGGAAACTATTTTCCAAGGTCTTTTGACTGACTTTACTTGGGCATCTCAAATGTCCGAAGTCATGGATCCTAGCTACTTCGATGTTAAGTATCTGACCTTTCTTGCAGAAAGGTACTTTTCATATTTTTCGAAGTACCGCACATTTCCAACTCTCGGTCTTTTGGCGACAATTGTCAAAGAGGATCTAGCAGCTGGATCTGAGACTGATCACATTTTGCGAGATCAGATTGTTGAATTCCTGCATCGTGTTAAGTCGAATCCAAATCTGGCAGACTTGCAGTATGTCAAAGACAAGAGTCTAGACTTCTGTAAGCGTCAAGCTTTCAAAGATGCTCTGCAGCAAGCAGTAGAGCTGATCTCTACAGACAAGTTTGAAAGCGTAGTGGGTCTAATGAAGAACGCTGTCGCTGTCGGCATGCCAAATTCTGTGGGTCATGACTTTTTTGATGACATGGAGGCTCGATTTGTAAAGCAGCGGCGCATTGTTTGCCCGACCGGTTTCGCAAAACTTGATAGCAAAGAGATCTTCCAGGGCGGCTTAGGCAAGGGAGAAATCGGTGTTATTACTGCTAACACTGGCGTCGGTAAGAGTCACTTTCTCGTTGCACTTGGTGCCAATGCAATGAGAGCAGGAAAGAATGTCTTGCATTACACCTTTGAGCTCTCAGAGACAAACGTCGGTCTTCGATATGACTCAAACCTTTGTGACATGAATAGTAATGAAATTCAGGACAATAAAGACATCGTTAAAGCACGATATCAAGATCATGACCTGGGCAGATTAATTATTAAGGAGTTCCCCACAGGGTCTGCATCAGTTCTGACGCTTAGAAATCATATCGAGAAGCTTTCGATGAAAGGATTTGTGCCTGGCGTCATTATGGTCGATTACGCAGACGTTATGAGATCTACAAGAAGCTATGATTCTATGCGCCATGAGCTTAAGCTTATCTACGAAGAGCTCAGAAATATGGCCATGGAAATGAATGTGCCTATTTGGACTGCCTCTCAGGCGAACAGAGATTCGGCAAATTCTAATATCGTAGGCCTCGAGAATATGTCTGAAGCATATGGCAAGGCAATGGTTGCTGACGTCGTCATCTCTGTTTCTAGAAAGGCTGTTGAAAAAGCGACAGGTGCAGCAAGACTTTTTGTTGCAAAGAACAGAGCTGGAAAAGACGGCATTCTTTTTCCTATTCACATTGACACAGGTCGCTCTAAAATAGAGATACTGGACGAGAATCAACTAACCTTGGGTGAGGCAGTAAGTCAAGATGCTTCTGACACCAAGACACTTCTACGCAAGAAGTGGAACGAATTGAACAGCCCTGAATAATGATGGAGAAATTTATGACAGAGTCGGTTAGAGAGAAGGCTCTTAGAGAGACAAATGAATACTTTGAGGGGGATGAATTAGCACCTGATGTCTTTATGAAGTACGCGCTTCGAGACACTGCAGGAAATTTGCTTGAGACAAATCCCGATCAGATGCATCGAAGACTAGCAAAGGAATTCGCACGCATCGAGGGAAAGTATTCAAATCCAATGAGCGAAGAAGAGATCTATCTTCTTCTCAAGGATTTTAGAGATGTCGTGCCGCAAGGCTCACCGATGTCTGGTATTGGAAATGCATTTCAGCTGCAGTCTCTCTCTAACTGCTTTGTAATCGACCAGCCTCATGATTCTTACGGTGGCATTCTTTTCTCCGATCAGGAGCAGGTCCAGATTATGAAGCGCCGCGGCGGCGTTGGATTTGATGTGTCTACAATACGACCAAAGGGACAGCCAACCACAAACGCTGCTAGGACAACTGATGGCATTGGCATCTTTATGGAGCGTTTTAGTAATTCGACACGTGAAGTCGCTCAAGGGGGCCGCCGAGGGGCCCTAATGCTTACCATCGACTGTCGTCATCCTGAGATTGAAACTTTCATCGATATTAAGCGAGATCTCAAGAAGGTCACGGGCGCTAATATTTCTGTTCGCTTCACAGATGAATTTATGCGCGCAATTGAATCAAATTCTGATTTTATTCTTCGCTGGCCTGTTGAGTCGACCATTGAAAGTGCAGAAATTTGCAAAACAGTTAATGCAAGGCAGATTTGGGAAAAATTTGTTGATGCAGCATGGACATCTGCGGAGCCAGGAGCCCTATTCTGGGACACAGTTGTAAATCAAGGAATTGTTGACTGTTATCGAGATGTAGGCTACAAGACAATTTCAACAAATCCCTGCGGAGAAATTCCACTCAGCCCTTATGATTCGTGTCGTCTGATGGTCGTAAACCTTACGTCTTTCGTTAATGACCCATTTACAGGCAGCGCCCAGTTTGATTTCGATAGATTTAACAGCGTCGTGATGAAGGCGCAGCGCCTCATGGACGATCTTGTTGATCTTGAGGTAGAGTGCGTGGATCGAATTCTTGCAAAGATCAAGAGCGACCCACAGCCGACTCACGTAAAGAAAATTGAGTCTGATCTCTGGGAGAAAATTCGAGCAGCAGGTCTTAACGGCCGAAGGACAGGGCTAGGAGTTACAGGGCTTGGTGATGCACTAGCTGCTCTTAATATTCAGTACGGCAATGACAGATCTATTTCGATGACTGAAAGTATCTATAAGGCGTTGGCAGTTGGTGCACACAGGTCTTCGCTCCAGCTAGCAAAAGAGCGCGGCGCTTTTCCTGTCTTCGAGTACGAGAGAGAGAAAGATCACCCTTATCTAACAAAGGTCATGAATGAAGCTGGTAATGATGCTGCCCAAATGTGGCAATCGACAGGACGACGCAATATTGCTTTGACAACAACGGCTCCTGTTGGTTCAGTTTCATGTCTCACAAGAACAACTTCAGGAATTGAGCCCGCATTCCTCTTGTCGTATAAGCGCCGGCGCAAAATCACTCAGGGCGATTTGACGTCTCGTGTCGACTATATCGATCCCATGGGAGACAAGTGGCAGGAGTACACTGTTTATCATCACTGGTTTAAGAAGTGGATGGATGTGACAGGTAAGTCCGATCCAAAAGATTCTCCATACTGGGGTGGCACTGCCAATGACATTGACTGGATGAAGTCCGTAGACATTCAGGCTGCTGCGCAGCGCTGGATTGATCACTCAATTAGCAAGACATGCAATCTCCCCAATTCTGCAACAAAAGAGACAGTCAATGATGTCTACCTTCGAGCATGGGCATCTGGCTGCAAAGGATTTACAGTCTACAGAGACGGCTGTAGAACAGGCGTTCTAGTTGCAACAGATGAGCCCAAGAAGGAAAGCAAAAAGCAGGAGGAGCGCACGGCTCCTAAGCGTCCTAAAGCGCTCTCTTGTGATATTCATAGAGCAAATGTGAGAGATGCATCAGGTGAGTCGCAGCCATGGCTCGTTCTTGTGGGACTGCTCGACGGAAAGCCGTATGAGGTCTTCTGTGGAATTCCCACAAGCATTGAGATTCCAAAGAAGTACAAGACAGGCAGTATTGTCAAGAATGGCAAGCGCGATGGTATTACAACTTACAATCTGCATGTGCCTGTTGATGATGAGAATCTAGTGTTCAAAGATATTGCGAATCTATTCGACAACCCCACGCAGGGTGCATTTTCGAGGACAGTATCTCTGGCACTACGTCATGAAGTTCCCATCCAGTATATTGTTGAACAGATCCAGAAAGACAAGAACTCTGATATGTTCTCATTTTCAAAGGTCGTTTCAAGAGTTCTCAAGGGTTATATTCCTGACGGCGCAAAGACAGGTGGCATGACTTGCTCTGAGTGCGGCAGCAAAGACCTTGTCTATCAAGAGGGTTGCATGACATGTGCATCCTGTGGAAGCAGTAAGTG